TCCCATTCTTCGGAAGTAAGACCCCTTGAAGACGACGAGGTAGATAGGATGGAGGTGGAAGTGCAGCAATGCATGGAGCTGACCATTACTAATCGGTCGAGGTCTTGACCGGAATGGCTGTATGAGATCAAAAAGTACTTGATTATAATAATAAGATGTGTTAGAATTCTATATGTAGTTTTTAAGGTATATACCTTACATTCCTCGATAGCTCAGTCGGTAGAGCGCGCGGCTGTTAACCGCGTTGTCGTAGGTTCGAGTCCTACTCGGGGAGTTTTCAGCGTTAGGGTTTTGTTAACTAGGAAGCCTGGGAGCTGAACCTATATTTATTATATGGCTCCTTGGTCAAGCGGTTAAGACATCGCCCTTTCACGGCGGTAACACGGGTTCGATTCCCGTAGGAGTCATTATGGCGCAGTAGCCAAGTGGTAAGGCAATGGTCTGCAACACCAGTACGCACCGGTTCAAATCCGGTCTGCGCCTTTTTTCATTTAATATCGCGGGATGGAGCAGTCTGGTAGCTCGTCGGGCTCATAACCCGAAGGTCGTTGGTTCAAATCCGGCTCCCGCAACTCAGAAAGCGTTAGGAACTATATGATATGGTTTTTAGCGTTTTTTATTGTCTTGTTTTGAGGAATTTTTATATAACAAAAATGGCTTGCAAAGATATAATTGAAGATAGGTTAATCCATATTTACATAATTTTCGAGTGCTTCTTTATATTGTTTTCGAAATTCGTTCTGTAGTTCTTTTGGCTCGAGAATAACAGCCTCTTTTCCAAAGTTGAAAAAATAATATAATATTTGTTTTCTGCTGCAGCGAAATTCTAAAATTGTATTCCCAGAAGGCATTATGACTTTTTCTTTAGCAAATGGACGTAATTGATAAAGCGTGTTATATTTGATCCAGCCCGTTGGGGTTAATGATACTTTGATAGTTTCTATATCTTCATCTAAAAAATAGATGCTTTTCTCTAATATACTTGTTGTGATGTTTTGTTCATTTGTTTTTGTTATCTTTCCACTTCCATATGATTTTGAATAAGCATGAATTCTAGAAATTTTGGAAATTCTAAAAGCAGAAGGTTTGTAATCTTTTTTTGAAGATTTTGAACAAGATGCCAAACATAGTAAATAAGGAAAATTAAATTCTGTATCATATTGTATTTTATATGGTTTAATATCGTAATTTACTTCGGTATTAGGAAAAGACAGATAGGTTATCTGAAAAATTTTTTTTTCGTTCTGTGGGAGTAAAATTGCATATTCTAACATTTGTATTGTGTCGGCATAGCAGATTTTTACGCGTTCAGAAAATGATTTTCTCGCATAGTCTTCAAGGATTGCTTTTATGTATGCTGCACGAGAGGAATAGTACTCTGCTTCTGGACAATGCGAAGGAATGAAAGGATTGAGAATATCAAAAACATCATTTTGCAGTCGGACTTTAAGCGTGATATCTTTTGGATAATTTTTTTGTTGTCCGATTGAATGGTTAATTGTAGCTGATGAAGTTTCATAACTGTTCAGAAATATCATATTAATAAATCCGGATACATTGTTTGTCTTTTTTAGTACATCCATATCCAACATAATAATGTTATATGCATATTGGCTTAAGCTTATATGTTGCCGTTGTGCAGATCTCATGTAATGGCCTCCTTCAATAGTAAGTTAACTATATATGAACGAAAATACAATATAATATAGGCATATTGGGCAGAAATATGAACGAAATTAGAAAATAAAAATACAGAAATTACTTTTTAATTTATATATGATATCATATTACTATAGTGATGTAAATACATGTTTTATTTGTGAAAAAAGGCGGTGATTAGGAGGAAAAGGATTGTTCAAAAGTTATTTATTATATAAAAAACAGGAGGAGAAGGTATGAGATTTTTTAAAAGAGCGACAGCTATGTTACTTGCAGTTGGGATGACAGTTTCTTTGGTGACGACAGCTGACGCAGCAACAGTAACAAAAACAAGTAAATTTGTACAAAACACAGCAACAAAAAATACATATGGTTATGTAGGTCAAGAGACAGATCAATTTCTTGAATATTCTACTTTAGAAAATGATAATATTTGTTCCAGAATTTATAAACCTGTTTCCGGTGATACTATGGTTGTTACGTTTCATGGAAATGGCGAAGGCGGCGTAAATGGAGAATGTAATAATTACAGCCAGATTGCCGGCAATGAATTATCAACAGCATATATTAGTGGAGATATGCAGGAAAAATTACATGGTGCATATGTACTTTCATTCCAGGCACCGGAAGATTGGTATCATGACCATACAGTGGAAGCTGCAGCTGTGATTAATAAAGCCAAAGATGAATTTGGAATTAAACAAATCTTTGTATGTGGATTGTCGGCAGGAGGTCTGATGACACAAAGAATGCTGTCTACTTATCCGGATATGTTTGATGGTGCATTATATTCCTGTGCAGCAATATCGAAAAATGATACTTACATAGAAGGATTAGGCGGTGAGTATGAAAATAGCACAGAATACATTAATGATGATGGCGTTCATAAAAAACCAACAGATTATGATACATATAAAGAAAATTATACACAATGGTTAGAGAAAATTGCAGAAAGTGATGTTCCTATTTTTATGATTCATGCAAAGAATGATCCTACTATCTCTTATACATGGACGGAATATGCTTATGATACAATTAGTTCTTTAAGAAAAGATTCAGGAAACGAAACACCTGTTTATTACAAGATATTGAATACAGTTAATTATGGCAACACAAGTTATGGAGAACATTTTTCATGGGTAAAAATGTTAAATAATGATGTGTTAGATAGTACGGGAACTGTGAGAAGTCTTGATTTTATTGCGGGATTATGCACTTCTAATAATAAATATACAGAAAAACAGTATACGATTCCTTCTGCAGGGGCAGATAAAAATGCAAATACTTACAAATTCAATTTAATTTCAGAAGTAACAGATGGCGGTGAAAAAATTACAAAAGCAGTCATTGATATGAACGGTAAAAAGGTTGATGCAAGTAAGTTAAAAGAAAAAGATTTCAAAGTTACAGCATATGGTACAGATGCAAGTGGTTTGTTAAAAGGACAAGACAAAGATACTTTCCCGGATAATTTCCAAAGTGATCTGATGAAAGCGACAAAGAAAAATCCTGATACAATTAGGGTAAAAGATATCTATGTAAATAATAAGGGAAATATCGTACTTGTTTTTAAAGACGAAAAACCGGTATTAAACTATACCTCTTATAGCAGAAATTTGGCAGTTAATGTCAGATATAATATTTCATCTGCAAAGTTAACATTGCTGGAAGAAAAAGTAGTAAAAACTCCATCAAAAGTAGTGATAAAAAAAGTTAAGCCTGGTAAGAAGAAGATAAGCATCAGCTGGAAAAAAGCAGCAAATGCAAAAACATATCAGGTAGCTTATAAAAAATCCGGATCGAAAAAATGGTCTTCTGTTAAAACAGTAAAAGTTAAATAGTAAAAAATAATCATAAGAAATATTGGGGAAAGAAGTATCTGCATGAGAGGATATTTCTTTCTCTTTGTTTTGAAATAAAACCTGATAAAATTATATTTTCTACTTGTTTTTTATCTTCTATTGTGCTATACTTAGAAAAGTAAGGCCTCTTGGTCAAGTGGTTTAAGACGCCGCCCTCTCACGGCGGTAACACGGGTTCGAATCCCGTAGGGGCTATAGAAAAGCAGAAGGTCGCGTATTTACGTGGCTTTTTACTTTTCAGTGGAGCGGTACTCAAGTTGGTTGAAGAGGACAGATTCGAAATCTGTTAGGTCGGGTAACCGGTGCCTGGGTTCGAATCCCAGTCGCTCCGTAATGAGAAGAACCGCACAGTTAAGCCGATTGTTAAGAGAATGGCTTGGCTGTGCGGTTTTTTGATGATTATTTTTTTCTTATATTGAATTGATTTTCTTGTTCAAGAAACTGTTTTCTTTAAAAAGTTGACACAAAAGTTGACACGAATTATTGTATGTATTCTTCAAAGTAAGCGTTTATTTTTTCATCAATATGTTTTCGTTCATTAGAGAAAGTTTGTTGATAAACAGTCTTCATGATATGATCTGTTTTCCAACCACCACGTTCTTGTGCATATTTGTCCGGAATATTTAACATTGCCATGACAGAAGCATTTACATGCCGAAGATCGTGAAATGTTATGTGTGGCAGGTGATTCTCTTTTAAAAGATTTGTCCATTTTTTATGTATCTGCTGATGAGTCATATTTACAATAATATCACCATCTACCTGATTGATCAAATCAAGTATATAAGATGGAAGTTTATGTGTTCGGTTTCTATATTCATTCTTTGCTATTTTTTTTCTGGTTGGTCCGTTAGGACCCTTCACAACAACTTCTCTGATCGATAACATATCACCATTCAGAGATTTACTTTTTGTAAGTCCAAGAATCTCGGACACTGTAAATGATAACCACATAGCTAACAGTACCGGTAATTCGATATCACTACCTTTTACAATCTGCATAATAATCTCTGGTTCGATTAATTCATGTTGTTTTTTTACCTGCTTAGGCAAGGATATTTCATCAAAGTTTAGATCTTTCCGATATTTGTGTATTACAGTTCGAATTAATCCGTATTCATTTTTAAGGCGCTTTACAGATATTGTTGATGGATTATTCCGATTCTTTACAAATCTTTTAGATTCTCTGTTTACAGCCATTTGTATGATATCCTCATTAAGATCACAAAGTTTCAGATTCATTATATCTTTAAAAGCATTCCTTTTTGTTGCTGTATAATCCACCAGAGTAGTTGGAGAGAGTGAATAAGATTTTAGATCTATATACCGTTCAACCGCTTCCATAAGTGTCATGCTTGTCAATTCCATTTGTCTCTGTTCATTCATAGTTTGCCATTCTAAAGCTTTATATTCGGCCTGTTTTTTTGTGCTGGCAGTAAAAGATTTAAACTTTTTTCGCTTTTTTGCTTTTCCATTATCCAGATAAACAACATTTCCTTTTTCATCTAATACAATTTCCTCACCTGCATAAGCACGGCAACGCCAGTTTCCGGATTTTAATTTTGTTGCTTTCATTCTGTCACACTCCTTAAATTCGGGTATAAAAAATACACCCTATCTATTCCTTGTAATTTTGGTAGGATGTGTGATATAATTCAAAATGTTGAGAGATGAATTATATTAACGTCCTTTTGTTAATAGGTTCTATGAAAGCAGTCCCTTATGGGGCTGTTTTTATTTATGTAACGTAAAAGACCCCGTATTGCTACGAGGTCTTAACATAATAAACGTATATCTTCTTTGATGCCCTTAAGGCGATATTACAGAAAAACTTTCTGTTAGTTTATTATAGTTTATATTATTCTCATAGTCAATAAAAATATTCATATTTTCATAATATTTTATTCGAATATGTATAATTCTTTCAGTTTTTGATTAATCTTTTCCATGTTTTCTTCGGATAAAGAAATTCCTGAAAGAACACCTTTTAAATTTCTGGGATCAAAAATACGTATTTTACTTACGGTTGTAATTTGATTCACAAGAGCAATACTCCCTTCTTTCATGTTGAAAATTTCTTCTCCAATTTTGTCAAGATATTCTTGTTGCTCTACATTATGTCTTTCTTTTTCTTCCCATGTTGCTTTTAACTCATATGAAGCGTCTAAATATTTTTGGGCATCATCTAATTTTTTTTCAAAATCAGCTGTACCAGCTTCGCATGTTTTAAGTTCGTCTACGGTATTTTCTGTAAGATTAACTAAAGCACGAAAAAGAGCGAGTTCTTGCTCGAGTCCTTCCTGTTCTTCCTTGAGCGATTTCAGAATCGTGTCATATTTTAATTTTAGCAAACGGTATAACTCGTTTCCGAGTTTGACATTATTTTTATGAATGCTTTTTTCGCTTTTGACGGAAGTCAAGGGAATGACTGTTATGACCGGAGAACTATGGTCGTTTTTATTGTCTAATACGATACCATAATGAAGACCGCCATATTCAGCGCCTATATTGAAACCAAAGTTAATTTTTACAATATTCCCTCGTTTATATGCTATGTTGCGTTTGGGGTTAAATTTTTCTTCAAAACTAATCATTTGGACATAATTTTTTATCCAATAAGATATAAGGTTAGCCTTTTTTAAATGTTTTTCGGTTGGATCATTTATAAAATATTCCAACATTTTGTTTAAAGTTTTGATAGCTTCTTTTTTGTTGCGTATAACATCTTCTTTTGTAAAGTTTTTTGACAATCTTATACCTTCTTTCATTTTGTTCATAAAGTTTGTTTTTAGTATGTTTAAAATTTTCGGCGTAATTCTACTACTTTGCCAATTATCCTGACAGGCATTTCCAATATCTCTTTATTAGAGTATTCAAATGGCTTGTAACTTGGATTATTGGAAATCAGTTCTATCCCATCTTTATATTTTCTAAGACGTTTGCATGTTGCTTCGTCCCCGTTGACTGTGGCAATAACAGTATCGCCGGTTTCAGCATCATCTTGTTTACGAACAATAACAACATCACCGTTGTAGAGATCCGGAACCATGCTATCCCCTTTAATCTTTAATCCGAAAAACTCACCTGTCTTCGCCATTTCTTCTGTAATCTCTTCTGTATCAATGATATCCTCAATGGCTTCGATCGGGATGCCTGCGGCAACGCGACCGAGGACAGGGATTTTCACACCTGAATGTGATGAATTCACGGATACTTCTATTCGATCAATAGGCACATCTGCACCCATTAGCCAAGCTTCATTTACGTTTAGTGCCTTTGCTATTTTGTATATATTTCTTTGTTTTGGTTCATATGCACCAGATAAATAGGTACTAATAGAAGATTTTCCTATACCCGTTTTCTCAACAAGATCGGTTTGACGCATATTCCTAATAGATAACGCTTCTTTAATACGTTCAGCAATCGTTGCCATAGTTGCACCACCTTTCATTTATATATTTTATCATGTGTGTTCAGAAAACACAACAAAAAGTTTTTAAGTAACTACATTTAGTTCAGAAAAATGAAAAAATATATTGACTTTTAAAAAAACTGATGATATCATTAGTTCAGAAACACGAACAAAGGAGGTGTAAATGTAATGAATTTCGATTATAGAAAATTGAGAGGAAAAATAAAAGAAAAATATTTGACCCAAGATAACTTTGCTAAAGAACTAGGAATGGGAAGAGTTTCTTTAAGTCAAAGATTGAACAATATACTTGAATTTTCTCAAAACGAAATTTTTACGGCTTGTAATTTATTAGATATAGAATTAAAAGATATCCCAGAATATTTTTTTTGCTTAAAAAGTTCAGAAAAATGAACTACTATCTAAAAAGAAAAGAGATGAGAAGTAGTGACAACAAATGACGTAATGAATAATAAAAAAGGACAGGACAAAACGACAATCCGCCTTACTATTCGAGGTGCTGAAATGTTAATAAAGCAAATATATGGCGAAGCAGCAAGGCGGGGGACGAATGTAAATCAAACAATGATCTATATTCTAACTCAATATTTTAAAAATCATCAAGAGGAATAGAACCGTTTATTTGTTCGTATTCTTTGATACGGTTTTTGATCATAAGTTCGATTTCTTTGTTTGCAGAACGACCGTTTTCTTCTGCAATATAACGGATTTTTACTAAGTATTCTTTTGGGATACGCAAAGTATAGCGTGGTAAGTTTGATGGCATGTTCTTCTCCTTTTGTTGCTTGTAACGTTATTATGACGCAATTATAACATATAAAATGAGTCAAAAAACATATTGACGCAAAAGTGACGCAATGATATAATCAACACAAGGAGGTGACATAAAAGTGACGAAAAAAAGATTAGGCTTATCAGTGCCAATCGTACTATACCGAAAGATATCACAAAAAGCAAAGTATCAAGGCAAGACAATAAACGCGTTATGTTTAGAAATCTTTTGGAAGTATTTTGAAGACAAAAAATAAAAACTGTGAGGAAAGAGGTGAGAAGTAGTGAAAACAAATGACGTAATGAATATAACATTCTTTTGCATTACAACGGTAATAGCAATAATCGGACTTATGATAGTAACAAAGATAAAGCTTCCAGTATGGAAGATACAAATTGTGCTTATTTCATTTTTTGAATTTTTGGCGGTTCTGTTTTTAATTCATTGCTTAACTCGTGGGCAATAGGAATAAAAAGTGCTCGTGCTTTGTCTAAATCTGGCTCAAGATCTGTGCAGATTTTATAAAGATTGTCTAATGAAGACCAAAGTTGTATGGGAGCATATTGATAGACAGCAAAATAAAATTCTCCCAAATTTTTATTAGCTGAATCGTCTGGATATGCCAAAAAACAGCTTGTTTTTGCAATAAAGGAGTTTATAGCGTTTGAACGGTGATCCTAAGCATGGGTAAGAAAATTCTGTATAGAAAAAAGAAAGAGAAACGAGGTGAGAGAAATGGAGATTAATAGTAAGTTCTTTCATGTAGTTTACAGCGAAGTACTTCCATCAATTTCAAAAGCACTTGGAGAGGAGCAGGAAAAAATCATGGGGCTATCGAATGAAACGTATGCAGAATTGATGGAATTACGAAGAAAAGAAATCAAAAAAATAGTCAACATCTATATAGAAGAGCAGTTGACTATTTTCAAAAAAATGCGATCATAAGTAACCGTTTAATAAGTTTGAAATTATGTTTGATGCAATATTGCCTAGTAATTCGATAGAGAATGAACCTATATTTGAAGCAATGGTTTTTGTCTGTATCCAAACTTGATCAGAACGTATATTCTCAAGAAACTCATGACCATTATATGTCATATCGGTAACGCTTACGATTCTGGGAGATGAATACTGTAGCAGTCTTGCTGTTATAGCATGAATCAAATTACCTTCATAAAGTTTAAGACAGGTATATTCTATTTCGTCTGCATTGTAATTTGGTAATTGCTGACATATAAATGATAAACGTAATTCTTCATCAAAGGCTGACTCTTCAATTAGGAGTAGTATATCTCTTACGCAATCAGGACTTAGCTTCATAAGTGTTCCTCCTTTCCCAATGATCAACATGGCAGTGCTTGTATCTAAATTATAAGGAGAATTGGAAGAAATAACAAGAAAAAAGAAAGAGAGAAAGAGGTGAGAAAAATGGAAGAGTTAAATCCAAAAGATATTTATTGTATAGCTAGAATAATACAAAGCTCAGCATTTGCAGAAGGTGAAATATTTTATGGGTGTCAATTTTGCAAATACAGTAATGAATGCAAAAGAATGTTTGAAAATGAAAATGGGAAAATGCATTATGACGTGATTAAGGAAAAACTCCAACAGATTACAGGATTAGATATGTCGGTTAATGCGAGTAATCTGGAGGAAAAATTCCAACGTAATTTTACCACTCAATTATTTGAGGAGTTGACATATAAATAGGACATTGCTTTGGAGAACAACCAGTTGAATGTGAACATTTAAAATTAACTAACTTTCCTTGGTTTGGACTGCCGCCACATTGAAAAATTCTTTGGTAGGTAGCCGAAAAATTACATTGAGTGTCCATAATATGGCAGTATTTTATGCATGAAATATTTTTGAATTCGTTCATTATAAATTCTCTCCTTCCATAATACTTGGTGTTGCAGCACCTGTATTTAGATTATAAAGAGAATTGGAAGAAATAACAAGAGAAAGAGGGTGAAGAAAATGCCAAGAGTGAGAGTAAGTGATACAAAAAAGAAAACAGCAGCTCTAAAGGGTGTACTTGGTGAATACATCGATTTGAAGGGATATTCGGATGAATTTCTGGCAAATAAGCTGGGTTATTGCATGAAGACGTTTAAAGATAAAATGCAAAATCCGGACAAGTTTACGGTTCGGGACATCTTGATATTATCTAATACTCTGCAGATACCGGAGAGTGTGAATCTTTTCTATCGTAGTAACAGTGAGGAAATATTAAAAAATCTGTTAATGGGTATAAAGCAATAAAAAACATTACAAAGATAACTTTTTTAAAAGGTAGGGACAAATATTGAAAAATAGAATGATACCAATTGTTGCACTGATCCTGTCACTCGTAGCGTTGATCATAAATCTTATGCGAGTATAGGAACAACAATAGCCAAAATACTAATGATGATGGCAATAATGGAAACGATCTTTGAAAATAGAGCATCCTTCTTGGCAGAAAGGGAATCGATTTTAGCTGTCTCAGCCTGGCTTTTTGCAGCTTTTACAAGATCATTAAGAGAACGAAGCTGCTCCTGAAGATAGAGGGATTCATCAATAGAAAGTTTTTCGTTGATCAAATACATTTTTCCGGATTCTGATATTGATACAGTATCCAGTTCAATCCAAAATTGGGATACTCCATTGCACGAGGACGATTTATGTATTTTTTCAGCATTTACATAATCTAATTCAATCAAAAATTGACAGATGATCTTTTCGGAATCAGAAAGATTGGAATAATGCATGGGTGAATGATAAATCTGTTTAAGAAGATTAGATTGTTCGAGTGAAAGTCGTTCCATATAAGATACCTCATTTATATATTGTCGTTGTTTTAGCATTATTATATCATGGAAAATTTGATCAGAAAAGTTATATCAAAGGAGGAAAAAAGGAACAGAATGAAAACATATAAGCAGAAGAATGCGTATGACGCAATGGAACACAATAAAGTAAACAGAGGTATAATCTTTGGGAAATATCTGGCAGGTGTGTCGGCGTTGGAATTATCAGCAAGGTTCGGAGTTTCGCCTGCAGTGATCCGGGCAACGATCACGGGCATGGAAAGAGAAGTGTGCCGTGTTTTTAAACAATGAAAAGAAAGAGAAGGGGGAAAACAAGGTTGATAGCACTTATCATAATCTCAATCCTGATAACGGTGCTTATGTATGCGCTTTGTATATTCAGTGCCATTGATCGGGAGCAAGAAGATAAAGAACAGTTGGAATGGATCAAAAATTTGATCGATACAGATAGTAAGCAGAAGGAAAAGGAATCATGAAGCAGCCAAAAAGACTTACAAGAGCCGAAAAGGTGATGTGCAGCAGAATCCGGTTGAATCCGAATAATTGGATGAAAGTATCAGAAGATTGGGAAAAAGTGATATTAGTACATAAATATACCGGAAGATTAAGAAAAGTATATAAAAATTAAAAAGGCGCTTCCATGACAGAAGCACCAAGAACCAAATAAACTATACCAAAATAAGAGGAAATAGTCAAATGAAAGGTTATCTCAGTGAAGACGGGGTAACCAGGTTCACAGACCCGTTCTGGAGAATCATCTGCGATGAATGCGGCATAACCTACTGGGCATGCCAGATAGATTGCAGGTGTCCGGAATGTGGCAGTATCAAAGGAAAATGCTTAAACAATGAGCATTTGGACATTAGTTCAAACAAATTTAGCAAAAGGAGATAAAGTTCAATGGCATATGGTAAGCCTGAAATACCGAACTTTGTCCCATTCGACATTGATTTTTTTGATGATACGGAGATTGTAAGGCTCCGTAGAAGATTTAAGTCAGACGGAATGATCGTTTACCAGTACGTCGCATTTGAATGCTATAAAAGCAATGGATATTATTGCGAGGAAAACGATGATCTCTATGGAGATATAGAGGAAAAGTTCCGCATTAAGTTAAACAAAATAAGGCAGATAATGAAATACTGTATCGATCGGACACTGTTCGTACGCATTCCGGTTGATGGAGTCACTTATCTTACTGCCGGTGCAATACAGAGAAGATGGATGCGGTCAGTTGCCGGGAGGATTTCAAAAAGAGTCCGGAGAGGCGGCGTTCCATTTGAATTAAATGCAAGTATTTGGTTTTCTGAAAATTTGTATCCTGAATACTTTTATTTAGGTCACCCTTTTTTAGAAATGTCCGAGACAAATGAAAGTTTGTCCGGGACAAAAAAAGAAATGTCTGGGATAAAGAGTGGTTTGTCCACAGTAGAAGAAGAAGGTAGAAAGAAGAAAGAGAATATAGAAAGTAGAAATAGCAGAGAGTCATTGGCTGAATCGTATGGACATGACTGTATCAATTATTATGAATCACGGGTTATGGACTACTACAACTGCACAATTGATAAAGTTAATTATCAAAAAGTTCTTCAATTCCTTCTGGTGGACAGGAAAAACGGAACCGGATTTTTCTATCGTTCACCGGATGGAAAGGAACATAAGAAAGAAAAAGGTGCAAATTTTGAGCAGCGTAAATATGACTATGATGCTATGCAGCGGCGTTATATAGAACAGATCAATGGGAAGAATGAGGAGAAGAGAAATGCGTAAGGAACAGATTATAAAAGTAATTGCGTGCTTTATGAATGGAGAACCGGTTCCGGATAGATTAGATCAGAAGGAGTATGTCCTGCTCCTGGAAGCATATGAGGCTGTAAAGGATCTGAATAAAAAATCTCCGATCATGATGAAACGACCAATGCTCGGATACCTGACGGAAGAAGGAATCATATCTGTGGAAGAAGGGGCGAAATTGTTCGGTTGCACATGTGATAATGCAAAGATGTGCAGAATGGAGTATTCAGAGATCAAATGGAAGAAGGAACAGGAAGAAAAAAAGAAAATGAAAAAAGTAACAAAGAACATAATGGAGAAAAGGTGTGCAAGTGGAGTTATGTTTTTAGGAACATATGAACACGAAAGCTTTTGGAGAGGAGACAGCTTATGATCATTGCAATAGCAAATTATAAAGGTGGAGTGGGAAAGACAACAACAGCGATCAATCTTGCATATGATCTTGCAGTAGTGCATGAGAATAATGTATTAGTGATCGATGCAGATTCATCAAGGAACTTAAGCGTGTTTTTTGATCGCTATGATGAAAGTAAACCGGGATTGTGTGAGATTTTGGCGGCGGAAAAGAACATGAGAAACCGTGGTGTGATAAGAAGGACAAAATATAGGAATCTGGATATTATACAGGCATCTAAAGCTTTGAGGGGGTTTACATATAAGTCTCCAATCCTCTTGTTTGAAAGAGATTGGATGAAGAAAAATTATGATTACGTGGTCATAGATTGTCATCCGGATTTCAATGTAGTAACAGAATCTGTTATTATGGCAGCAGATAAGGTGATCGTACCGATTAAAGTAGATCGGAATGCGATCAATGGATTGGAACTTATGAGTGAAGGACTTGACATGATTGAGGATTATAGGATAAATGCTTTTCCTAAAATCAATTTTGAAACGGATACAAAGGTATTGATCACAATGTATCAGCCAAACCGGATCGTTAGAAAAGGAATTGAAGAATTGCTAAGGACAACAGAGTTTCCAATCTTTGATTCGGTGATCCGCAATACATGCAAGTGTGCGGAGTCCATCGATAAGAAAAAGCCGCTGTTAAAATGTGCATCGAAGTCAAGTGCGTGTGTTGATTATCTCGGTCTTGCAGAAGAAATCGTAAAGGGAGGCATTTAAATGGGATTTTCATTAAATGATGTTATGCAGCAGCCAAAAAAGAAAGATAAAGCAGTAACAGCTCCTAAGATCCACATGATCCATTATTCTAAATTACATAAATCAGAAGATCAGTTTTACAGCGAAGACGGAATTGAGGAACTCAGTGAAGCAATCCGGATAGGAAAAGGGATCAAGCAGCCTCTTGAAGTAAAAAGATCAAAAACAAGAATAGGAGAATACGAGATTATAGCCGGGCATAGAAGAAAATTGGCGGCCATTAATCTGACGGAACATGGATATGAGGGATATGAATTTCTTCCATGCATTGTTTCAAATGATGATGATACCATTAACCGGATCAATCTGATTCTGACAAACCGGACACAGAGAAGAAAACTGAGTGCTTATGAACTGATGAAAGAAGTACAGGAATTAAGCAGGCTGTTCAGAGAGTTGGAGGAAGAGTCTGGAGAAAAAGTTTCTGCCCGTGTGCTTAGGAAACAGATTGCGGATGCTTTGGGCGTATCCGAAACCAGAGTAGCTAATATGCAGAACATCGAACGGAATCTGTCCAAATCAGGAAAGGAAAAGATGAAAACCGGACAATTAAATGTATCGGTTGCAAATGAGCTTGCAGGACTGCCGGAAAACAGACAGGATGCATTGCTGCTTGAGACAAAAGGAGATTTATCTGTGAAAGATGTAAAACGGGAGAAAGAAAATGTGTCAGAATCTGACACAAAAAAGAAAATGAAAAAAACAGATAAGATTGTCCAATGTGCATCAGACGATGAAAAAGACTGTCGTTATTGTGTGGATAAGGAATGTGTTCGTTGTGGAGGTTTCCGTGCGGCTCCGGATAATGAAGCCGGCAAGAAAAATGTGTCAGAATCTGACACAAATGTATTTAATCATAGAGAAGAAATCATTCCCGGACAGGTTGATATCCGTGATTATAAAGGAATCGCACAGGGAGAGTTATCAAGAAAGGAAAAAGTTGGAGTATTAAAAAAAGCAATCGAATTTCATCAGGAGATACTTAATGAGATGGAGGGAAAAATATATAAAAATACTGTAGAATTTCAGGACATGTTAAGTGAAACAAAAACTAAAATAGAAGCATATGAGTTTTACATGGAATTTCTGCAAAAGGAGATTCAGGAATAAGGATGGAATGGATAAGATAAGGCACTTCATGGATATATATTATCACAATTTTATAACCCATTGATATTACTAAAAGAAAAGAAGAGGACTCCAATTGCAGCAGGTTTCCTCTTCTTTTCCATCGAACATATGAACCATTATACCATAAGGAGGTATTTTTGTCATATGAATCGTGAAGAAGCAAAAGAGTATTTGAAACAGATCAGGAAGCTGGATAAAGAGATTGATTGTCTGATATTAGAAAAGGAATCTTACCGTATCCTTGCAGAAAAGAAAACAGCATCATTTGGAGATGGTTCAGCAGTACAACAAAATGGAAATGAAAGCAAGGTGGAAAAATGGGCGACCATGATTGTGGACGCTGAAAAGGAAATTGATGAAAAGATAGAAGAATTGGTGGAATTAAAAGATAAGATCAGAAGGCAGATTGCACTGATCACAGATCCAATGCTGGAAAAGATCCTTATTTTGAGATATATTCACTTTTTTAAATATCAGGAAATTGCAGATATTGTGGGAATTGATATCAGCACTGTTTTCAAGTATGAAAAGAAAGCATTGGATGCAGTGATAGATACTATAAAATACGTATAAAATACGCATAAAAGTATTGACATATACGCATAAAAGGCGTATAATAAAATCATAGAAAGGAGGAAAGCACTTGAAAAGAAGAATTTTAATTAAGAAACTTGAGAGTGCGGGATTTGTGTTCAAAGAGCATGGAGGAAATCATGATACATATAAGCGTGGTTCTGATACGGAACAGGTTCCGAGACACAAAGAAATCAATGAAATAACTGCTAAGAAAATCCTGAAAAAATGGGGACTGAAATAGTCCCTTGGATTTTCGGATAAAATATACAAAAAGGATGGATATGAAAAGGAGTGTCGTAAGATGAAAGGAGCATATTTAGTATTTATAAAACAATCGGGTGATGATTATTTAGTTTATGTCCCTGATTTTGATATTTATACACAGGGGAAAGATTTTGTTGATGCAATGGAAATGGCAAGGGATGCTATTGGATTAGCAGGAATGTCATTAGAAGATGATCATAAAGAATTTCCAAAACCATCCACAATAGAAGAAGCTGTGCAGAAAGCAAAAGATGATGCAGATGAAGACTTTGATTTTTCGGATGGTGATATGACTTATGTAGATGTAGATTTTCTTGCATATCGGAATAAAATGAATAATCGTTCTGTAAAGAAAAATTGCACGATTCCATATTGGTTAAATAAAAGGGCAGAGGAATTAGGGATTAATTTTTCGAAAACGTTGCAGGATGCATTATTGGATAAAATTGATTTGAAATAAAAAATTTAAAAGTGGCCATAAAAAACCATAATGCACCTGTGGTATAGTATAGGTGTAGATATTGTATGAAGCACATTGAAAGGAATTTTCAGTGTGCTTTTTTCGTGGAAGAAAGGAGGATATTCGTGAATACAGTTGAACCGATCAGGGATATGGAAATGGTCCTTGATATTGCTGAATATTTAAAACAGAATTCTGATCGGAATTATCTTCTGTTTATGTTTGGCATTTATTCGGGACTGAGAGTATCGGATATCCTGTTGTTCCGTGTCCGCGATGTAAAAGATAAAAAGTATGTTTATATCCGTGAAAAGAAGACAGGGAAAGAAAAACGTTTTCTGTTAAATAAAGAACTCAGGAAGATTATCAAGGATTATGTTAAAGGAAAAGATGATTATGAATACCTCTTTGAATCACCAAGAGGTCATAAACCGATCAGCAGGCAGCAGGCGTATAACATTATTAACAAAGCGGGAGAACATTTTGGGTTGTATCATCTCGGTACGCACACGATGAGGAAAACATTTGGATATCATATGTATCAGAAAACGAAAGATGCAGCCATGCTGATGAAGCTTTTTAATCACAGTGATATTCATATTACGCTTCGATATATCGGGGTGGAACAGGATACAACAGATAAGGCGATCGCTTCATTGAAGTTTGGATAAGTTTTTATTTTTAAGGTCAGCTTTTGACATATAAAGAGAAGGACAACTTGGAAGGTAAAAATAAGCTGCATTATATGTAGGAACTTTTTTAAAGTTATTTTACAAAATAACAGATATGTCAAGAAAAAGGAAAGGGAAAAGAGATGGCAACAAAGAAATTAAGAGATTTGATTTATGCATTTAAAAGTGCAAAAGAATGTGGAGCAAAGTATATTGCAGTTGCGAAAGCATCAAAGTATCTGGATGGTATAGAAATCATTATCAATCCATCAGATAATTTTATCTCGAAAGAAGCATATTATCTCAGAGCGTATGATAATGACCTGACTTTTAAAAAGGATGATGGTGTGAAGATTATAGGAATTTCATATGGGGAAACAATTGTGGAAGCGGTATCAATATTGACAGCGATCCTAAAAATTGAATGTTAGTGTGTCAGATTCTGACACATTTTTGTATAGTATGAATTGTTATATATGAACGTTGTCATTTTGATTGCTGTGAATCTGGAAAACCACCTTACTTTTTATAATTAAAAAAACTATATAAATTCATATATAACAATTCATAGTGTACAAAAAGTACACACATCGTTTCTCCTTTCATTATAGAAAGAGGCAGCCTGATATTTGGCTGCCTCTTGTGTAGCAGGATAGAGCAGTGGTAGCTCAACGGTCTCCTAAGCCGTTGGTCGGAGGTTCGATTCCTTCTCCTGCAATTTTTAAGGAGGATGAAATGTTAAAATCATGTGCATATTGTGGAAGGATACACGACAGTAAGTTTGATTGTGGAAAGAAACCAAAGAGATATAAGCGTCCATCGAAACAGGATAAATTCAGATGGACGAAGGATTGGCAGAACAAGCGGAAAGAAATCAAGGCAAGGGATAGTGGAGTATGTCAGGTCTGTATCAGAGATCTGTATGAACCATATAAAAAAATTGAATACAATGATATATCGGTACATCATGCTATATCAATGGAACAGGACTATGATAAACGGCTTGACAATGATAATCTGCTGACGCTTTGCGCAAGACATCATGAGATGGCTGAAGCAGGGCAGATACCATATGATGTGATAAAAGAGATAATTGAAGAGCAGGAAGAGTTGGCGGCTGAGATGTGGTAATCCCCCCGGGGCAAAAAAATGGAAAAAAATTAATTTATTGTACACCGACGCCCCACCTTTTTCTGTGATTTTTTCCCCGATCAGCTTTTGGATTTTATGAGGAAGGAGGAACTGGAAATGCCAACACCGACAAAACCAATCAATGTGATAAAAATGGAAGGACGTTCGCACCGGACAAAAAAGGAAATCAGGCAGAGAGAACGTGCAGAGAATGCATTGCTTACCGGTCAGAAAATCCGGGAACGACCGGAGACGAAAAATGATGAGATCGCACACAAAGAATTTCTACGGGTAAAAAAATTATTGCAAAAAATAGAAAAAGACGATGACCTCTATGGAAGCGTGATCAACCGCTATTGCCTTTTATATGCAGAATGCAAAGAATTTGAGGAAAAAAGGGAGACAGTTTATGCCCAGCTTTGTGAACTGCAGGAAAAATCGGATGAGATGCTGGATAAAGAAGAGGTAACAGTAAAGGAATATTTCAATCTTGAAATTGCAATGCAGAAAAACCTGGTTTCCCTTGATAAACAGATCCAATCAAAGCGAAAAATGATGTTGGACATTGAAAAAGAAAACATTATGACGATCGCATCTTCTCTCCGATCGGTGCCAAAAAAAGTAGAAAAGAAAGGAAACCCTCTTTTGGAGGCTTTGAATGGTTCGTGACGGAAAAGCTTATGCATATGCAAAGTGGTGTATCAGAAAAGAAAATGATCATGTTGGGAAATATATCAAACTCCAGGCGGCATCGTGGGTTGAAATTGCCGACGGAAAGCATCCGGAAGCTTATGTGGATGAGAAGCAGTATGAAAAGATATGTAATCTTTTGAAACTGATTAAACATCCGGATCTCGGATGCAGCATATATGAAGGAATGGAAAATTATGCATGGCTTTATATTACTGCAACTCTCTGTACGATGTGGAGAGAGGGAGCAGAGGTTTATGAAGATAATAAAGTTTCATTTGAACATGTAAAGATCAGGTATTATGAAACAGCAGTGCTAGAAATTGCAAGAAAAAATCATAAAACGTTTTACTGTGCGGTGATCATCATTCTTTTGATGCTGACAGAACCGAATTTCGGAAGATTTTTTTCCGTTGCTCCAACGCTTGCACAGTCTTCTGAGATCAAGATGGCTTTAAAAAAGATATTAAAGAGCAGTCCGATCTTAATGGATGAAGATGAACCGGCGTTTAGGATCCTGCGTTCACAGGTCTTATGCCTGTTAAATGAGAGTGAATTTACGCCTTTAGCATATTCACAGGATAATTTGGATTCCAGATTGGCAAATGCGTTTGTTGCAGATGAAGCGGGTGGGATGGATTCTTATCCGTTAGAAGCTATGCGTTCTTCTCAGGTTGAGCTGTTTAATAAATTAGGCATGGTCATAAGTACACAGTACCCGAACGATGATAACGTGTTTATTGATGAGATAGACATAGCAAAAAAGATATTGGATGGCATGGATGGATTGAGTGAGGATATCGGAACCTATTTTGCTCTCCTGTATGAACCGGATGAAAAATTAAAACAGGGGGATAAATGGCAGGAGGATGACCGGTGTATTTACCAATCGAACCCGGTTGCAGAAGAAAAGGCAGCTGTATTTAAAAATTTAAAGAAAAAGCGTGCAGCAGCCATACTCTACGAAAATAAAAGAGAAAATTATCTCTGTAAACATAATAATATCCAGTATAAAGGTCTTGGGACAGAGGGATATATTGATGTACAAAAGGTGAAGCTGTGCAGAAAGAAACTGCAAAAAGATTTTTGGCGTGGAAGAATGGTATGGATTGGTCTGGATCTTTCACTGTCCGAGGATAATACAGCGGTAGCGATGGTGACGGAAGATGACGGGATCATTTATGCAAAGGTACTGGGTTTTCTGCCGGAAGGAAAAATCAATATAAAATCAAAAAAAGAACATGTAGATTATAGAAGACTTTTAAAAAATGGTGATTGTATTGCCTGCGGGGATGAAATTGTTGATTATCGAGAAATAGAAAAGATACTTTTATCCATTGAGGAAGAATATGGTGTAGAGGTTGTACAGGTAGGATATGACAAATGGAATGCAATCTCAACCGTGCAGAAACTGGAAGCAGAAGGGTATGAATGCGTTGAGATAAAACAGCACAGCTCAGTACTTCATGCACCGACAAAATTATTAAAGGAAAAAATTTTGAGTAAGGAGTTCTTCTATGATACGAATGAACTTCTTGAGATCAATTTCCAAAATGCAAGGTGTACAGAAGATACAAATTTAAATAAATATGTCAATAAAAAGAAAAGCAATGGGAAAGTTGATATGGTTGTGTGTTTGATCAATGCGGTATATCTATTGCAGCAGGAAATTTTGTTTGGAAATGACGGTTTCATCTGCCAGGTCGGATAAGGAGGGAGTGATGCAAAAGGATATTTGATTTTATAAAAAGTAGAGCAGAACCGGTGAAGGAATTAACGCCGGAAGTGAATGCAGATATACTGCGTGCATGGTTGAGCAATGAACCGATGGATAGAGAAAAAGCCATGAATATCCCATCTATAGCCGGGGCGATTTTGAAGATCGCAGATAAAACGGCAGCGATTCCAATAAAACTCTATAAAAAAGAAAAGAATAGAGTTATTGAGGTGGGGGATGATAACCGGGTACGGTTACTGAATTTTGAGACAGGAGATACGCTAAATGCCTATGAAATGAAACATGCTATGATCATGGATTATTATCTTGGGAAAGGCGGATATGCTTATATCAATAAGATTGGTACTCGTGTCGAAAGCCTGCATTATGTATCAGAACGCCATATTTCATTTGAAACAGGAACCGATGTTATTTTTAAAGATTATAAGATCTTAGTTCAGGGCAACCGTTACTGGCCGCATGAATTTGTAAGGATACTACGGAATTCCGAAGACGGAAGACGTGGAAAGAGTATCATCGAGGAAAATGAAAAACTGCTCAGTGTGGCATATAATTCGCTAAAATACGAAGAAAATCTTGTTGCTACTGGTGGGAATAAAAAAGGATTTATCAAGTCTGTAAGAAGGCTGTCAGAAGGTGCAATTAATAAATTGAAAGAGGCTTGGAGAAAACTATATTCTAATAACAGCGAAAATGTTGTTATCCTCAATGAGGGACTTGATTTTAAAGAGGCTTCTAATACATCCGTTGAGATGCAGCTGAATGAAAATAAGAAAACAAATGCGGTAGAAGCGTGCAAGGTTGTAGGAATCCCTCCGGCGATGATTGAAGGAAATGTCACGGAAATGGATGAAAAGATCTTTATTAAGTATGGGATTGATAATATGCTGAAAGTCTTAGAAACAGCAGTTAACTGTTCCCTTCTTACAGAAGAAGAGAAAGGAACGTATTATTTCGAAGCTGATACGAGCGAATTAAACCGGAGTGACATTGAAAAGCGTTATGCGGCATACGGCGTTGGTTTGGATAAAGGATTTATTCAGGCAGATGAGGTAAGGGAAAAAGAAAAGATGCAGCCTCTCGGCCTTAAATTTATTAAACTTGGATTGCAGGATGGTTTGCTTGATCCTGAAACAAACAAGGTATATGTATTAAATACAAATGCACAGGTTGATCTGTCTGAACTCGGGAAAGGAGGAGAGAAAAATGAGAATTGAAACACGAGGCGAAACCGTAACGATTGACGGGTATGTGAACGCAGTCGGGAGGGACAGCCGTCCGATAACGGATAGAAGGACCGGTGAGAAATTTGTAGAACAAATGGTGCCGGGGGTATTTAAAAGAGCGATCGAGAGAGCAAAAAACATTCCGATGTTATTGAATCATAATGAAGATCGAAAGCTTGGGGATACAGACACAAACATGCAACTGTTTGAAGATTCAATTGGTTTGAGAGTAATTGCCGAAATTACGGATCCTGAGGTTGTAAAAAAAGCAAAAGAAAGAAAACTGCGGGGATGGTCTTTCGGTTTCGTGGAAGAAAAAGCGAGTGAAGAAGATACTTCTTCCGGGATGAAACGAAGGTTTGTAGAAGAACTGGAACTAAAAGAGGTATCACTAATTGATGAACGAAAGAGACCGTGCTACCAGGGAACTTCTGTTTATGTAAGATCGGAAGGGGAAGAGGTAGTTTATGAACGTACATTTGAGACAAAGCCCGTTTATACAGAAGAAGCGGATCTGTCTGAATATAAAAATGTGATCAAAGAATTAGGAGGTAAAATCTAAGGAATAAACAGAGAAATATTATGAGAAAAAAGGCAGTAAAACGAAAAGGCATCCAGTTAAGAGCCGAAAATTTAAAAGGACTTCAGGAGCAGCGTGCTGAAAAACTAAAAGAGATGCAGAAGCTTGTGGAAACGGCGGATACCGAAAAAAGAGCATTCAGCAACGAGGAAAAAGAAACGTTCGATAATTTAAAGGATGAAATTGCCGGAATTGATGCAACCATCGAAGCAATCGAGACAACCAGAACACTTGAAATCAATAAGAATAAAAATGATATTGTATCTGATATATTAGGGGGCGAATGGTAATGGCTTATACGTCTGTGAAAGAGCTGTTTACTGCAATCTGTGATGCCATACGTGAAAAAGATGGTACTACAGAATTAATATCGTCTCAGGATATTCCTGATCGGATAGCGACTATAACAGCAAAGTTGCAGAGTAAAGAAGTAACTCCATCCAAAAGCCAGCAATTAGTTGAACCGGACAGTACTTATGATGGACTAAGCAGTGTTATTATAAACGCTATTCCATCTAATTATATTATTCCATCCGGAACACTGAACATTACAGAAAATGGTACAAAAGATGTTGCAAATTATGCCAGCGTAAATGTAAATGTTCCGGTATCAAGCGGAGGCAGTTCTGATAACAATTGCGAAGCATACCTGGTGGATATTACGGATCCATCGATTAGCTTTAAAAGGACAGATGGAGATATAAAAGCATTTGGGTATGCTTATTTGACAAGTTCTTCCGGATGGAGTACCACAACAACTGTTTATGCATTTGATGGAGATAAATATTATAAGAGTGCATTGTATGGAAGTCCTACAGCAACAAATTTGGAATTGAGTGTAGAAAATGGACAATTAACAGGATTGCCGAGCCTTACGGGAGGTACACTGTTGATTACGAAAGGAGTTTAAAGATGAAGAGAGTTTTGACATTATTATTATCATGTATATTAGCAGTAGCAGTAACTGCAACCATAACAGTTTCTGCAAAGCCAGCAGCTAAATTTAGTGTAAACAAGGATAAGATTACAATCGAAGAAGGTGAGACGTTTACATTAAAAGTGGATGGGAAGTATGCAAAGACTGGGAAAACAAAATGGAAAGTTGCTGACAAATCTATTGTTGCAATTAAGGAAGTTACTAGCAGATCAAAAGCTTATAAAAATTACAAAGCAAAATTTAAAGCAAAGAAACCAGGAACAACAACCATCAGGATTACGAATACGAAAACAAAAAAAGTATTAAAGTGCAAAGTTGTTGTGCAGCCGAAGAAAATCACGATTGGAAAACCGGTTATCACATCTGCAATTGCTACCGGAACAACAAAAGCCGGTTCGATTAAAGTTATTTGGAATAAAGTAGAGAATGCTGCACAGTATAATATACAAATTTCTGCAAAAGAAGATTTTTCTACTACATACAGAGATTTCTTAACAAGCAATACTTGTTACAATACTGGCTGGAATTATTACAATAATGTTGGGGCAGGCTCGAAAAATCCGACATATTACTGTAGAGTCAAGGCTATTGCGGCAGATGGAACGGAATCCGGATGGTCGGAGATCGTGGCGTGTGAGCAGAATAATTAAATAATAATGTAGTTTAAAGAAAGGAATGGACATGAAAAAAATGAATGTAACAGACTTTGTTGATTCTTATAATGCAACAGTTGGTGCAATAGTAGCGGTATTAAGCTATGTATTCGGACCGCATTGGATATTATTCGCAGGATTTTTAGCACTTAATGTTGCAGATTGGATAAGCGGATGGATAAAAAGCAGAATTTTAAATAAGACAAGCTCTAAGACAGGGTGGAAAGGTGTATTAAAGAAGCTTGGTTACTGGATCATGGTATTAGTAGCGTTTGGAGCAAGTACAATTTTTGTTGAAATCGGAGAAACAATTGGTATCGATCTTGGTGTTACGGTTTTGCTTGGCTGGTTTGTACTAGCATCGTTATTGGTTAATGAACTTCGATCAATCGTTGAAAATTTTGTTGAAGCAGGCTTTAATGTGCCGACCGTATTAATTAAAGGATTAGAGGTTGCAAATAAAGTGGTCAATGAACATGAGCAGAATAAATAAGCAGAGCAGCAATGCTCTTTTTTTGATGGAGGTAAAATTATGGCAAAATTGTATCCAGATATTTCACATCACCATCCAGTTATGGATTGGAACACGATTGAAAAGAATTGCCCGTTTTTAATTACAAAAGCAACGGAAGGACAAACCTATGTTGATCCTACATTGAATGAATTTATCAAGCAGTGTGAAAAAAGAAATATTCCATACTGGTTGTATACTTTTTTAAGAAAAGGCGATGAATTGGCACAGGTAAAGTTCATGGTCAAAACGTGTAAAAATAAGATCGGCAAAAATTTTATTGGATATATTCTTGATGTTGAAAGCAAAAACAATGCATCAAGCGTAAAAGAAGCATTGAAATATACTAACAGCTTAGGATATAAAACAATGCTTTACACGATGTATGCTGACTATGACAAGTATGAGAATGTAATCAAGAATCGTGGTTCTAATTGTGCATTCTGGGAAGCACGCTATGGGCTCAATAACGGAGAATATAATAAAAAATTCAAATGTCACGCAAATGCTGACTTGCATCAATATACTTCTTTGGGCAAATGTTCTGGTATTACTGGAAGTATCGATTTAAACCGTATCACTTACAACGGAGCAAAAACGCTTGCCTGGTTCACAACGCCGAAGAAAACGACAAACACTTCAAGCAAAAAAACATACAGTGGAACATTTCCAGCATTGCCGTCAAGGGGATATTATAAAGTCGGGGATGGATATAAGACGCTAACTGATTGTTTGATACAGATCAAACGTGTGCAGAAACTGATGAACTGGCTTCTCGATATGACGCTTACTGTCGATGGCAAGTACGGTGCAGAAACAGCGGCAGCGGTTAAAAAGTTCCAGAAGGCGTATAGCCTTACTGCGGACGGGTTGTTCGGAAGCAGGACGCTTGCAAAGGCGAAGAGTGTGAAGAAGCAAAAATAGAGAGAGCATCAAGAGCCGGGAGAAATCCTGGCTTTTTTTAATAGAAAAAGAAAGGAAAAAAGCAGGATTAGTAGAAACAAGCAAAAGATAGTTGAAATGTTTTTTTACGGTAAACTTGATGATGGATTGAAACAGATGTTTTTTATAAAAAACGTCAAATAGGTTGGATTTTTTTGTGAATCATGCTACAATTATTTATCAGAACAATTAGGAGTTAACTATGGAAAGGAAAATAGAGATAAATAGACCGTATAGACATTTTAAAGGAGATCTATATTATGTTCATGATATTTTAGAAGATTCTGAGACCGGCGATATGATTGTGTCGTATCAAGCTTTATATGCACCGTATAAGATGTATGCTAGACCATTGGCTATGTTTGCAAGTGAGGTGGATAAAAAGAAATACCCCGGCGTTGAACAAAAATATAGATTTGAACTATATGGAAATGATTGA